TTACTAGCTTCTTCTTTAGCGTGAGAGTAAGAAACAGTCGAGATAAACGATGCGCTTGCGGTAGCTGAAATGGTCTGACTGCTGCTTGTGCAAGAGAGTGTGACAGTCTTGTAAACCTTCGCACTCCATGTCTGCTGGTTTAGCGAAGCGTTTTCGTATGGGCTTGGCTCAAGGTCAATCGTGAAATTCTGTCCGTTCTGTCCAACCACGCATGACTTTGTTTCGTTGGCTTGAGGGATTCCTGTGGCTTTCTCGCTCCAAGGATCGATGAATAAGCGAACAATCTCAATCCCCATTTCGCCGCACCATTCAATTAGAATTGAAAATGCCTTATCAACATCATTTGTAAGAGAACTTTCGCAAGTTTCGTAAGTTGCGCTTCTATTAGCAGATTCCGTAATTAACCTGCGATATTGAGTGTTTAAAAGCGAAACCTTGTTAATCTGATCTTCAAATGGAGTCCCTTTGTACTGCCATTCATTAGTTACTGCTAAAATCCTTTGGTTTAAAATTTGCAAATACCTTCCCTTACTTCCCTTGTAGCTTACTTTTAAATCAACTGTTCCTCCAATCTCGCAAGCATCAATTTCAGAATAGATAAACTGCTTTAAATCCATTGAATCACCAAGCAATGGAGTCTCTAATTGGCAGTAAATCCTATTGTACAAATCAGTAGTCGTTCCATCAGGATTAATTTGTAAATAAGTGTCGTAGCGTTCTGGCTGAAAAGCCTCCCAAAAATGGTTGTAAGAACCATCGGCAGTCGGAGCGTAGTCAATTGAAAATTGAAAGCATCGATTTTGATTATCAATCTTACCAGTTGTCCATTGAACTGGACGAGTTCCAGTCCAGACTCCTGCCCATGCTGGTTGCCTGCCTCCACCCCACTCTGCCGCAGGAGCATAGTCCATAACCATCGTGTCAGTATTGAGCTTTGACAGATATGGAACGGAATACATTAAATAGTTTTCAAACGAAACAGCACAAATATTAGATGGGTCGCCATCCATGAGTTGCTTGGTTCTCGCCATCTCAATGTCTTTAAAAAGAACTTGCGAGGATAGATATGATGCCGCAGCGACATCCGCCGCAACAAGTCCGCCATCGGAATACCACCACAATTGACCAGCTTGGAATGCAATCGACCTATTAGAAACGCATCCAATTGTAGGATAAAGCGTGTTTTGGAAGTTTGCCGTAGTGGGCCATTGAGTTCGGTCCAAAATTCCGCTTGCAAGCGAATATGTAGCTCGATCCGTAAACACGATTAATCGTGTAGAGGTATCTTGACCTACATACGAAACAAGACCAGTAACTGGTCGCACAAAAGCGAAGTCTCCGCGCCCAGTTCCTGTTGTGCGTTCTTGCCATGAGGTGGGGTCGCCAAGATCGGATGCAAGAACAATATTTTTTTCAGCAATCCACATTCGATTGCCTGAATAAGCCATATGAGTCCCAGTTGGAATAGCGCGATCCTGATTGCCAACCTTGTCGCTACCATCCCACCAACCCGGCGCAGACTGCCCGTCCTGCATCATCACGATGGTATGGGCTGGGGTTACTAACTCATTTTCGGAAGTCGCCAGATTTGCTGTTTTTGTGGCTAAAGCAAAAGCAATGTTATCAACATCCTTGTCGAACTTGATATTTGTCAGTTTAAAATCATTCCAGTTCTTTGGCTGAACCAATGGGAATGGAGCGTAATAAACAGAACCATCAACTGCAAAGACGATGTAGCTCAATTCTTCTTGAACAACCCCTTCTCCATTCACATCAAATATCTTCGCAGGAACAATAGTTGTGACTCCATTTTCTTCTCGGCTAAACGATGCTTCTTTTTGCTTGTTTGCCTGAAAAATCACGCCTCCTTGCAAGTTGCCGGGAGGAAGACTCAACTGCATTTTGTATCCGGGGCGAGTCTGCGCGATACCGCCGCGAATCGACAGGTTAACTCCCCACTTAAATTGATTCTCTGGCAATGCCCAAGGATTCCGCACCGAATTGACTCCCTGCGTCCATCCAGTTGAAACTTTTTGTAGTCTGCCTGATGTGATGTTGTCGCTTTTCATTAGAACATCACGGGTTCTTCACCATCGGCATAAACTAGATTTTGGATTTGCGGAGGTTGGAATGCGTGACCATCGAGATGCTCTTGCTGGTTCTTTAGATAGTTGAAAGCAACACCCCAGTAACGAACTGCCTGATCTGCGAAATCTTTGTCTTCAAGATCGCAAGCGTGAACAGCAGTAATGATCGCTCTTTCATGCTCTACAGGGATGTAGTCCTGCATAGATGTGACTGTCGGAGGAGTCAAGCGGTATGCAATCCTCGCCCAAGCACACTTCTTGCCGATACGAATCCTGCGATAGCTAGGATTGATTTCGTCTGGATGGTACTGACCGATCAGAGTCATGTCATTGCTGCGTCCGTAGTCAAATGCGTAGAGTGACACATATCCATCGGTCTTTGGCTTTTCGATGTGCGACACAGTCTTCACCAATACTGGACCCTGAATGTTGTCCACGAAAAATGTAGAAGTGGTCTTGTTCCCACTTGTCAGATACTCGACTCGCCCAGTCGTTGAAGACAAGTTTTGAGCGTTGGAAAGTGTGTCGTACAACTCAAATTGATCAGCATCAAGTTTGCGGACATAGTATGTTGTTCCAGCAACGAGTCCATTAGGCAGGACATCGTTTTCTGCTGCTCTAACCGAAATATTGTCTCCAGTCTCGTACAAGCAAGCAGGCGCATAGATGCTGGTCGAAGGTTGAACTGTCATTACTCGGCGAATGTCAAGAGTCAATCGACCTGTGCCGGGAGTCGTGATCGGAACTAGCGTTCCACCTTGATAAACCTTAACCCGATTGCCAAACAATTTTACTGCGTAATCTGTGCCAGCAACGAGCGGCAATGGCAATGTGCCAGACGATGTGAAATTTACAATTTCATCATCTGCGATAAACTGGATGTTGTCTGGCTCAATGAGATTGTCGTAGACGCTAGGCGTGACGCTAAAACGGATGCCAAAGTAGGTTTGTCCAGTACCAAATGCGGTGGTTACAACTTGCCCAGTTGTGCTGCCAGCAACGGCATATGCATCAGGCGCAAGCGGAGTCGGCGCAGTAATATAGACTCGACCAGATTCGTCTGTATCTTTGCGTAGCCAAAATTGCGTCACTCCGTTGTCAATGGATGGCGATGTCGTAGGAAGCAAGAAATCAGTTCCAAAGTAGAATCCTTGAGTCTGACCTAGCGAAGAATAATCGCCGCGCCAATTGCCCGTGAATGAAATTCCAAATGCTCTCGAAAGTACAACATAGAGAGTTCCAGAACCAGACGATTTAATGTCAACTTCACCAAAATCAGAACCTTTGATTGTAAATTTCCCAGCACCGGGATTTTCCGCACGATATGCGGTTCCAGAGGCTAAAGGCGTTGGCAATGTTCCAGTAGACTGAAACTCTACAAACACGCCAGTTGAAGAAATTATACTTACAGCAGGAGGAGTCGTATATCCACTACCAAGAGTGATCATGTCAATGGATGTTATTTGCCCTCCAGATATATTTGCTCTTGCTGTTGCTCCAGTACCTCCACCACCTTCAATTTTTACTTGCGGTTCTTGAGTATATCCAGTTCCTGCATTGTTAATATTTATTTTAGAAATAAATGAAGTTGTAATTTCTGATGTGGCAGTTGCTCTATTGCCCGGATTTGTATTTGTGGCAGTCGTATTGGGTGCTGTATCTGGTCCCAATGCACTAGGTGAAACAAAAGTAAATACTTTTGGAGTCGCAGTCGTAACTCCAGCAATTGTTTTGATTCCATTATATCCTGAAATGCTTGCTCCCTCTATTTCGATTTGATCTCCATTTTGAAATCCATGTGCAACTGCGGTTGTTACTGTTGTTGTAAATGGTGCAGTTGCTATTGTTGTAATAGAATCAACTGCAAAACTAACAGGCACAGGAAGCGAAATATCTACAGTAGGTGCTATATCATAACCCGCGCCAGCATCAGTTATAATAACTTCACTAATTGTATTATTAATTGTATTCCTTATAGCATATCCTTTTGCCGCCCTTGCTTGTTGTCCAGTTGGAGGTGTAGGAGGATTGCTAAATGTTACTGTTGGCTCAACT